TTTATCATTTGGATGTAAATTCCCAGATGGTTTTAATAGAAATGGTTACAGAGGTAAAATAAAAGAAATTGAGGAAGCGATGAAGCAAAGTAGAGAAACAGCAGCAGCAGCAGCACCAACACCACCAGCACCACCAGCACCAGCACCACCAGCACCAACACCACCAGCACCAGCACCACCAGCACCAGCACCACCAGCACCAGCACCATCAGCAGAACAAGAAGAAATAAAAGAAGGAGCAATACCAAATACAGGTGGTAAAAAAAGAAAAACAAAAAAGAATAAACCAAAAAAAAGTAAAAAAACAAAAAAAGTAAAAAATGTAAAAAAATCTAAAAAAGGAAAAAAAGGAAAAAAAGCAAAAAAAACAAAGAGAAGATAAATTTTTTATTGATATAACTTCATAAATATTATTTTAAATAATTTAAATATAAATAAATTATTTAAATTATAATGAATTTACTAGAAAGATTTGATTTAATTAAAAAAAATATAATTGTTTCAAAATATGTACCAGGTTCTGTTGAAAAAGTTTTTGAATATAATGAGAGATGCGCATTAAATGAAGATGGAACACGACCAACTTTTATTGTATTAGAAAAAAATAAAAAAAAATCTATAAATTAAAAAATTGAAAGCATATAGATATATAATATATAATATAAAAATATATATTATATGAAAATTTCAGAAAGTGGTACATTTATTGATTTAACCGAATTAATAAATCAAGAAGAAAATAAAAAAAAAACATGTTATGATAAATTATTAGATATTATTTTAAAATTAAGTTCTAAATTTTATATTTCCAAACATGAACATGATTTGGAACAATAACATATTCTTTAAAGTCAAACAACATTTTATCTATTGTATTTAAATAATTAATTAAATATGGTTCTCCAGATAACATAAGTTCAGATGGTTTATAATTTGGAGAGATATCAACAATAATGAATTCTTTTTTTGCTATACGTAATGCATTATTAATTATTTTAATTTGTGCTTGATTTGGCATTTCATGAAATGAAAACATACATGATACAATATCAATATCTTTTTTTGGTCTATAAATTTCAGCATTTCCATAATAAAATTGTTTATTTTGATTATTCTTATTACTAATACGTCTTGCAACATTTAACATTTCATTAGAAGTATCTATACCAATTGCATTTTCATATGTTGAAAATCCAGTTCCACAACACAAATCAAGAATACTATAATTTTTATAATCATCCATAATAATTTTTCTAATATTTTTATTATCATAACGTATAATATCAATCATTTTTGTAGCAAATGGAGATAAATTAGCATGTATTTTTCCACCAAAACCAATATTTCCAAAATTATGCATTTTAGGATTATAGTAATATGGTGTAGATAAAGAAGTGATAAAATTAAGTGATAGAATTAGCATATTATTTTTTTATTAATAAAAAAAATAATATATATTTCAATTTTTATTTTATTAATTTATGTAATTGCCAAATAGGTATAGAAATATTTAAACACCATTTTGTTAAAGTATTGACATAATGTCTACAATCATATATTCCTAATATATAATTTTTATTAATAGTGTTTTCATAAAGAATTATTTCATCAAGTGAATAATTAGTTTCACCTAAAAATATTTCATTAGAATATAATAAAATATCATCTCTAAATTCATTAAATCCTTTATATTCAAAAAATAATGGATTTATTTTTGGAAACATAAGTGTAATATTTTTTCTAGTTTCTTCAGTAGTAATATAATAATCATTATCATTAAAGGCTCTAAAATCAAATCTAATTTTTTTGTTATCATTTTCAAAAGTTATTCCGGTATGTGTAATAATAGGATTAGCTTTTTCTATATTAATATATACTTTTGTAGGTATAATAAGTGAAAATAAAAAATATATAATTAACATATATAAATATTAGGATAATAAATATATTAATAAATATGTTTAATTATATACCAATAGCAAAATATAATTCATTTCAAATAATAAAACATACTTATAATGAAAATAATTATAATATGATTATAAGACCAACAAATCAAGAAATTTTTTTAATCTCTTCTATTTTATTAGAAACATTATCTACTTGTTGTTTAAAAAAAACATTAAATAATAAAATATGGTTTTTACCATCATATTTTGGCTATGGATTAAGTTTTTATATATTTCCAAAGTCATTAACACAATTTTCACTAAGTACAGCATATTCAATATGGTGTGGTATAGGTATAATATTAACATATATAATAGATAAAATAATTTATAATGAAATGTTAACAATATCAAAAAGTATAGGTTGTTTTATAATAATATATGGTATAAAATTAATAAAATAAATTAAAAATATAATGATAAAGAAGATAATTTTCTATTAAATCCTTTTTTTATATAATAATTTTCCATAATATTTGTACAATTTAAAATTATTTTATAGCAATTATTTCTTTCACATATATTTTTAACATAAGATAATAATAATTCACCTATTCCATTTTTTCTATAAGGTTCTAATACAATAAAATCTTCAATATGTCCAACACATCCTCCATTATGAATAATTTTTTGTTCAATAATTAATGTAATAGCAGCTATAATATTATCATTTTCATCAATATACAAAAATATTTTATGATTATAAGAAATATTATCAATAATTGTTTTTAATTTTTCAATAGTAAATACATTTTTATGAATTTTTCCAAAATAATTATATAAATTAATTATTTCATTATATGATTTTTCATTAATAACAATATCAGTAATATTTTTTATCATTTATTAATAATATTATTAGATAAATTCTTAATACATTTTAATTTTAAATAAAAAAATGATATAATATTATTTATAAAATATTATTATTAAATAATGTTTACAAATTCTTTGAATTATAATATAAGTTTGTATAATTCAGATAAAAGTTTACATGATGGAGTTCCTAGAGAATTTTATGATATTAGAAATAAAAAATTTAATGATTGGGAAATTCCTCCATGGGAATTATTTATTTTTAATAATAGAAAATTAGGAGAAGGTTCATTTGCAAGTGTATATCTAGGTAAATGGAGAGAAACTTTTGTAGTAGCAAAAGTTTTAAATATCATCAGTGAAAAAGATAAAATGTTAGTATTAAGAGAGATTGAAATAATGACAAAATTACACCATCCAAATATTGTACAATTTTTAGGTTATATAGATAATCCTTTTATACTTGTAATGGAATATATTCCAAATAATGATTTATTAGAACATATAAATAAAAAAACATTAAAATTAAGAGAAAAAAAGAAAATAATGAGAGATATACTTCAAGGTCTTGGATATATTCATAATAGAAGACCATATTCATTAATTCATAGAGATATTAAACCAACAAATATATTATTAACAAATTCAAAAGTTGCAAAAATAACAGATTTTGGTTTATCAAAACTAATAAATAATAGCAATTTGACAGGAGAACAAATAAATATAAATAGCGATTTATCAAGTGATGTGGGTACAGAAAGATATATGGCACCAGAAATATTAAAAAATCCAAATAATACAAATTATACAAATAAAATAGATATTTATTCATGTGGAATTTTATTATATGAACTTTTTGAAAATAAAAGATATATACCTGGAAAAGAACTAAAATGGTATTATACACCAAAAATAATAAAAAAAATTATAATAGAAAATATGTTAAATGAAAATCCAGAAGATAGAACAAATGCACTAGCAATATTAAGTATTTATAACGATGAAATAAAATTTTAAATAATTATTATATTATATAATAAATGCAATAATTATTTATTTTTTAATATGATGTTTTCTTTTTTTTGTAAAACGTTTATATTTTTTTCTTCCTCCAAAGAAATAAAGTATACCAAATTGGTCTCTAATATTATTAACACCGGCTTTAGTGTCATTCATAATTTTATCCATAATTATTTCTTTTTCTCTCACATTTGTTATTTCATCAAAATTAAATTGTTCTTTGCAATATTCTATATAACTATCCATTAACATATTTATATCATCATCTTCACTATATGGATCTTCTCCGCCGTCTTTATGAATTGTCATCCATTCTTGAAACAAAGTTTGCATTGTTATTGGTGGTTGTAATATCATTATTAAATCAGTATACTCATCAGCTTTTTCTGTAACATTATCTTTTGCAACTTGAGCAGATTTACCTAATGTTGTAATTAATCTTTCAACAATACCTTTAATACAACTAAAAGCTGAACCATGACCTTCAGCACTATCAGTTATTAAAATTTGAATATATAAATCTATAAATTCTTTATTTTGTTTTGAAGCATATTCTACACACGGAAGAGTTAATTCTTTCCAAGTAATTTGTGGTTCTACATTAGGTAATGTACTCGAATAGTTCCAAGTTTCAATTCTATTATTAAAAATTTCATCTAATCTTGATTTTAATAATTTTTTATCATCAGGATTATCATCTTCATTACCAAAATTCTGTAAGAAAGAATATAAATATTCTTTAATTCTATTTACAATATTTTGATTAGTTAAATCATCATTAATTTGTATATTTTTTGATAATAAAAATTGTTTTAATCCTTGAAAATCAATGTCATTGAATGCTAAATGAGTATCTTGTGCTCTAGCTCGTCTAGCTGTTCTTGGTAAATTTCTTGCATCCATCCAATTTACAGCAACACCAACCAATACAGCATTTTGTAATCTAGCGTTTTGAAAATCAGCACCTTGTACATCAGAAAATTCAAAACTAGCACCTCTTAGATTAGAATTTGTAAAATTAGAACCACTTAAGTTTATTCCTTTAAATTGTGCACCCTCTAATTGTAGTTCTTGAAAATTTATATTACTTAAACCTGTACATGTTTGAAAATCAGAATTATTTAAAATAGTATTTATGAAAGGTTTTTGTACTGCAATAAATTGAGAATTTCTAAAATTACATTTTTCCATTTTACAATCTTTAAAAATAGTATTGGAAATAACATTTGCTCTAAAATCAACTGAATTCAAAATACAATTTTCAAAAATACAATTAGAAAATCGATTAGAATGCATAACCATATTTGGTTCAAATTTACAATTTATAAATTCAGTATTAGAAAAAGAAACTTTATGTATCTGTGAATTCTCTCTAAAATTACAATCTATAAAAGCAGTATTAGTATATCTACCATGATTAATGTGTGTATTTTTAAAAATATTATTTATTGAATCTAAACCATACATCTCATTATTTATAAAACGAGATTTGTTTTGAAAAATACAATCTTCAATGCGAATTTTAGTATTTGTTTTATTATTCGATATATTAGTTAAATTGGCATTACAGTTTTTAAAATGTATATTTTTAAAAGAAATATTTGAAAAATTAGCACGCATTAAATTAGAATCATGAAATATTGTTGAATCTAAAGATGTTTTATCAAATGTAATATTAGTTAATATAGAATTTTTAAATATAGATTCATTACATAGTGATTCTTTAAATGAAGCACCTGTTAAATCTGCATCTGTAAAATCAACATTATTTATTTTAGTGGTTTTACCATTAAAAAGTGTATTTTGTAATTTAGCACCTATTAATTTAACTTCCGAAAGATCTTTTCTAGAAAATGCAATACCAGTCAAAATGCAGCCTCTACATTCAAAATTTTTTTTTTTTGTAGCAAATAGTGTTTTATTAGCAGGTGTATTTTTAGGCATATCTAACATAGCCAAAAATTCTTTAGCTGTTTCAGATAAATTATCTTCTGAAAATCCTCTTTTCTCAACTGCTGACATTTTAACAGTAGCAGTTTTTTTTGGAGCACCTCCATATTTATTATATTTTATTGTTTTAGTCATATATATATATATTATTAATAAAATTGAAATTAAAAATTATAAAATATAGTATATATTAAAAATTATAAATGAATAATAATTTACAAGTAATTTATGGACCAATGTTTTCTGGAAAAACTACTAAATTAATAGATATATATGAGGAAAAAATTAGTAAATTTGGAGAAAAAAGTTGTTTGGCAATAAATTATGCATTAGATAATAGATATGGTGAAGGACAAATTATTTCACATGATAATAAAAAAATAAAATGTCATAGTATAATAAATTTATTAGAATTTATAAAAAACGAAGATACAAGAAATTTAATAATAGATTCATCATTTATATTTATAAATGAAGCACAATTTTTTAAAAATTTAAAAGAATCAATTATTGAATTAACAGAAACTTTGAATAAAGAGGTAATTTTATGTGGTTTAGATTTAGATTATAAAAAAGAAAAATTTGGAGAAATATTAGATTTAACAGTAATGACTAATAAAGTATTTAAATTAACTGGAAAATGTTATAATTGTAATTTAGAATCTGAATTTACACATAGAGTTATTGATAGTAATGAAATAATTTTAATTGGAACTAATGAATATATACCTTTATGTAATATATGTTATAATTTAATGAATAAAAAAAATAAATTATAAGAAATTGTTAATATTATAGTATATATATATTATAATATTAAATTATGCCACAATCAGAATCAAAATCACAAGTAGGAGAAGCTTTATTAAGTGGTCGTGATGGACGTAAGGAAACTACAGAAAAAAATGCAAGAAATGGAAAAGAAGATGCTGAAACTATAAATGATATAAGAAATTTAAAAGGTATTTTTGGAATGGGTTTATCTACAAATCCATATTTAGATCTTTTAAATTTATTTGTTTTAGGTATAACAGGTATTATAATAACATTTTTTTTTAAAGAAAATTTTACAAGAGGAGGAGAAAGTGGACCAGCTAGAACAACAATATGGGGTTATAGCTTAACCGCTATTTCTGTTCTTATTTTATTATTTATAAGTTTCGGTATTAGTATACATATTAAGAATAAGAGTCAAGATGATAAAACTAAAAAAATAGAGAATGTAAATGAAAATTTTATTTTATTTGAAATCTTAAAATATATAATTAATAGCAATTTACCAATATTATTATTGTTTGGATTATTAATTTATTTAATAGTATTAAATTTTTTATTTTACAATAAAATAAATGCAAAAAATGTAGCAGATTCTTATTATCAATATTTAAATTATTCTAGTATAATATTTATAATATCATTAGTATTAATTTTTAAATATATGCATAATTTAGTAAGTAAATTAATAGATAATAATGTAAATGATGAAAAAAATAATAAATTAATTCAAAGTGTATCTTTAGTATTATCTACAATAAATTTAATTTTTATTTTTATGATGCATATAGTATTATCATTTTATTCAACAGATGGTTAATTATTCAATAATAGTTAATATATTTTTAATATTAATAATTTTAAATGTAATACCATAAGAATCTTTTGTTTCCCAAATACCAGAAAATTTTATAATAAATTTGTTATAAGAATTTTTATTATTTAAAAATTTATGATTTTTAAAATTTATATCACTTTCTGATAAATTATATTTTAAATTATTAGAATAAAATGTTTCAGCTAATTTATATTGTGGAGTTTTATTTTTAATATTAACAATATTTAATATATATTTTTCTAATTCTATAAGTTTATCAAAATTATTTAAACTATTATCAAAATCTATTTTGTATGATTTATGATTAATATTATAATTATTTATATCAAATATTATAAAAATACCATTATAAAATAGAATATCATTAGAATATGATAATTTATAAAAGTTACTATGCTGTAAAACACTATTTTTTATAGGATCATTAATAATAATATTATCTTTATTAAAAGTATCTAATTCTTCTGCCAACATAATTTAAATATTTTTTTATTAAACTATATATTAAAAAATATTTAAACAATTTTAAAATATATTAATAATAGATTTATGAAAGAAAGTTATACTGATTATATAAATAATTATAACAAATTAAATATTAATAAAAAATATATTGATATTTTTAATAATTTAGATAACAATTTGAAAAATATTCCAAATTTTATATTTTATGGACCAAGTGGATGTAGTAAATATTCGTGTGCTTTAAAATTAATAGAAAAATATAGTAATTGTAATTTAAAATATGAAAAAAAAATGATAATAAATTCAAATAAGAATGAACATTTTATTAAAATAAGTGATATTCATTATGAAATTAATATGGAAAATTTAACATGTAATGCAAAAACATTATTTAATGATATTTATATAAATATAATTGATGCAATTCAAGTTCATGATAAAAGAGAAGGTATAATTTTATGTAAAAATTTTAATAAAATAGATAATGAATTATTAGAAGTATTTTATAGTTATATGCAAAAAAAGATAATAGAAAATTATACAGTAAAATTTATAATTATTACAGAAAGTATAAGTTTTATAAATAAAAATATTTTGAATATATCAAAAATTCTATATTTTTCAAAATTAAGTGTATCAAATTATAATAAATTTTTAAATAACTCAAATAAAAAATTTATAAATAATTATGATAAAAATGTTTTATATGATAATCTAAGCAGTATAAATTTATTAAAAAATTTAGAATTAAATAAAAATAATAAAGGAATTATTGATATAAATTATACATTATGTAATTCAATAGTTCAATATATATTAGATTATGATAATATAAAAATTGTAGAATTAAGAAATAAATTATACGATTTACTTACATATAATTTAAATATATATGAATGTATTAATTTTATATTAAATAAGTTAATAACTATTAAAGAACTCAATAATACTTTTATTGATGATATTTTTATAAAAACATGTATATTTTTTAAATATTATAATAATAATTATAGACCAATATATCATTTAGAGAGTTATATCTTATATTTAATAACTACAATTAAATCATATGAAATTAAATGAAGCTATTAATATTTTAAATTTAAATAAAAAATATAATATAAATAATTTATATTATTTATCAAGTGAAGAATTGAGAAAACAATATCATATATTAGCATTGGAAAAACATCCTGATAAAAATAATAATTTAGATTATAATGATGAATTTAAAAAAATTAATATAGCATATGAAACATTAAAAAAATATATACAATTAAAAAAAAATGAAGAAAATAATGATGATCAAGATAATAATAATATTGATAATAATCATAATTTTATTGAATTAGTTTTTAAATTTATTAATTTATTAAATCATAATAATAATAATTTTGATGATAATATAAATAATTTTAAAAACGAATGTTATGAATATAGTAATAATTTATTAGAATCTTTTTTTATAGATATGGATTTTTATAGACTAAAATACTTTATTTGGTTATTAAATAATGAAAGTATTATAAATAATTATATAAATTTTAGTAATATAAATATTAATAATATAAAAAATTTTTTATATAAAAAGATAAAAGAATATGAAATAATTTTTATTAAACCATCTTTAAATCAAATATATAATAGCTATATACATAAATTAGATATATGTAATAATAATATTATAATTCCATTATGGCACAAAGAATTAATGATTGATAAATATATAATTAAAATAGAACCAGATTTAAGTAATAATATAGTAATAGATGAAGATAATCATATACATTATTATATGAAAGATAATATATATAATATTATAATTAAATATTATGAAAAAAAAATTATTCCAATAAATATAAATAATATTATAAAATTTGATGTACCTATAGAAAGAATAATTATAAAAGAAAATTTATCAATAACATTTTACAATATAGGTATACCAATTATAAATAATAAGAATATTTTAAATAATAAAATAAAAGGAAATATAATTTTACATTTTAATTTATGATTATTTATTATTTAATGGGTCAATAACTAATAATAATCTAATCCAATAGATTAATGTTATAAACCAACTAATAATTAATGCAAATATTTGATATTTACCTATTTTTATTTTATTATTTTTTTGAGGACCAATAATAAATATTAATTTTACCCAAACAAGAGTTGATGCTATCAATGAAAATAATAAACCATACCATTGATTTTTAGATATATTATTAAATGTTTTATATATATGTTCCATTTTATATATATATAATTATTTTTTTATATAAATAGGTAGTAATTAAAAACAAGAATCCCCCCCATATTAAATCAATAACACCAATATTATAATTCCATTTATTTATTGTTGCCATATTAGTGGTTTCATATACACCATATATTATAAATCCAAGAAAAAATGCATCTAAATAAGAATTTTTTTTATTTATTATAAAATAATATAATGAAAAGATTAAAATAATATAACATATTATTGCAGGAAATAATTTAATTTTTACTGGAGTTCCTTGTATGTTTTTAATCATGTTTTTAAAAGGAGTTCCTATAAAATATAAAAAAATAGAATCTACTAATAAAAGTATTAAACTTAATACTATTAAATTTTTTATCATATTATATAATAACATGATAAAAAAATAATATTGAGATTAAAACATTTTTTTATTTTTTATTTTTTATTTACTGTTTACTATTTACTCCGCAGAAGTTGACTTCTTTCTTACTACTTTTTTTGTTTTTTTTGGAATGTCTTCAACTACAACAGGCTTTTCTTCAACAACTGGTTTTTCTTCTTCATCATCTGTATCAACTACTTTCGTATCAACTACTTTTGTTGGTGTAACCTCATCAGATACATCAACCGTCTCTTCTTCTTCTTCTGATTTTTGACTTTCAAGTTTTTCTTTATCATCACAAGAAAGCTCAATTTGACATTTTCCACTTAGTGTTACTTTTGGTTTTACAACAGCTTGAAATAGCTTCCAAGTTACACCAAACTTACCATTGGCAACCCAAATTCCACCACAATATACAAGAGTAGCAACATTAGATGCTTTGGTAATAAGTGACTGAACATCTACTTCATCTTCATTATTAGATGGAAATAGAAGATTTTTATCTTGGTCATAAACTTCAACACCTTTAAATTCTCCTTCCCAATATGGAATTTTAATTTTTAGTGTTGGTGGACGAGAATAATCTGCTTCATTTGTTTCTTTATCTTTAGGATATTTTAGCATAGGACTCCAAAGAGCATCAACTACAGCAGGTTCAACTTTTGTTTTACCCAGCCATTCTTTAGAGTTTACAATAGCATCGGCTTTAATTTTTTCTTCAAAAGCTTGCATATTTTTTAGAAAAGCAACACATGCTTCACTATTATATTCTTCTTTTGGAAATTGAAGAGCCATATCATAAGTTTTAGCACCACTTTTTTCATCAACATATTCATTCATACCCCAAGTTAGCATTAGTGGAGTTGAAAGATATAGTTGTTTCATATTATCTTTATTGAGAATTCCTACACTTTTACGACCATTATTTACTTTCACTTTAGTGTATACAAAATCAGTTTCAACATTAAAAGTTGTGCCGGAGATTACGCTTGCCATATTTCTATATTAATTATATATAATACTTTTTTTTTAAATCAATTTTTTTTATATTTTTATTTTTTTATTTTTTTTTATTTTTTATTTTTTTGTTATGATTTTTCTATTATAATTATTTTCGTTTTTTATATTTTTTTTTATTAAATTTTAATGATTTATTTTTTTGATTTAATACAGATTTCCATGGAATAAGATTCTGTCTGCGTTTTTGAGAAGAAATATTTATTCCTCTTTCATTAAATTCATCATCATCTTTATCTTTCGAAACAATAATATATTCTTCAATAATATTTTCTTCAATGGCCGATGCAATTGTTAAAGTATAAACAAACATTTTATTAATAATTGTATAATTATTAATAAAATTTTTTTTTTAAATCATTTTTATTATTTTTATATTTTTAAACAGCGTTAGCTACTGCTGGTTTTGTTTGTTTTGGGAAATGAGGACCCATGTATCTTTGTAGATTGAAATATGTTAAAACTACATCGTCGCCAATTTTAAGAAGTTTGCATAGTTGTTGATCGGGATTAATTTTACGACCATTATCCTTATCTTGAAGATTATTGGCACGAATGTATTTATTGATTTCACGAGTTACATCAGTGCGAGCCATTTCACAACCTTGTGGTTTACCTAAGAAATTAGCGAGTTCATCACTAATTGGCGATGGTTTAACAAAACCACTTGGTGCACGAACACCTTTACGTTTCTTTTTGTTATTAATTTTTTGTACAACTTTAATTTGACGCATGGTTTACGTTCAAGTGTTTTAAGTTCAGCTTTAAGGCTAGAGAAGTTAGATAGCATAGATTGAAATTTGGAAATAAATTCAGAGAAATTATCACTAATAGAAGTATCAATGTCACTGGCTACTACGACATTTTGAACTTCGGGAGTTTGAGTTGTTTCTACTGGCGCAGGTGGTTCAGTTTTTGATGTTTTAGCTTTTGTTTTTGTTTCTTTTTTAGGTTCTGAAACTGGTGCAGCAGCAGCAACAACTTCTTCAGGTTTTTTCGAAGTTTTTGTCTTTGTTTCAACAGATTCTTTTTTGTTTGTCGATTTAGCAGCAGGCATTCTTTTTATAATTATTAATAGTTATATTTGTTTAAGTTGTTTTTGTGAATATATTTTATATATAATTTTTTTATATACATTTTAGGTTATTTAAAAAATATAAACGAATTTTTTTTTTAAATTTTTTTATATTAAAAATATTAATAATGAACAGATTCAAATAACCATGGCATTGAATCTGCTGCTTCTGAAGATACTAAAGTTAAAGCAGATAAAACATAGATACAACCCAACATTTTAGAATCATTATCAATTCCTCTATAAATAAATTCTTCTAAAACATTTATTATTATTTTTTTAACTGAAAAAAAACTATGATTATACAAAACTGAAATATTATAATTCATGACTCTAAATGGATTTCCATATGGAGGACAAATATCGCGTTTAGTATTTTGATTCAAATTTGCTCTATAGTTCCAAATATCTATCAATTCATATAAAAATTTTATTAAAGAACTTTTATTTAAATTATTAAACCAAGACATATTTGTATAATATCCTAAACTATCTATAGTTTGAAATATTTCTAAAAGTTTTATATCTAATCTTTTAGAATTATGTATATTGAGAGATATATCATAATTTATATTCAAATCAATATTTAAAATTTTTGAATATTTTATATATTTTATTATAGAATTAAAAACATTTTTATTAAATTCTTTTTTTGTAAATGGATTCTCTACATTTGTTTTTCCTTTAATGTATAAATTATATATAGATTGTATATCATAAGCATATATAAAATTAGATTCATCCTTTATACTAAAAAATTGATTATATGGAATATTTTCTATTTTATCTAATGTACAAAAATCTATATCATTTGTGCATAGATTTTTATTTTTAAATCCAGGACCATGAAATAAAATATATTTTAATACAATAAATTTTCTAAAATATTTTTGTATTAATATACAATTATACGAATAATATAATATATTGTAACATTTTTTCCTTAATTCATCTTTATTTCCATTACTTTTATGTGAATAAAAATTCAATATTTCTTTTAATTGATTATTTGTATAATTATAATTTAATATATAATAATATTCATTTACTTTTGGTATAAAAAAATCATTTTTTGATAATTTATCTTTATATTTTTTATTTGGAATTGTATTATTTAATAAATCTTTTAATACAAAATTCATATCTTTTTTATATATAGGCATGTATTTCTTATATATATAAGATTTTTTTTCTTTATTTTAATTTAATTTATAAATCTATTACGCTAAGTCTAAGATTATTATTTATATAATTATTATTTTGATTTATCATTTTAAATATAATTTCATTTTTTTTATTTAAAGGATTTGTTATATTTTTATATTTATTTAATATTTTTTTAATAACATCTTTGTAGTATTCCGATTTAATTACTATTTCTTTATTGTTATATAACAAATATTTATCATATAATAAATAACTTTTTAAAATATAATAACAAAATACATTTGTATTTTCATTATAATTTATTCTATTACCTTTATAAAAAATATCATTAATATTAAAATTATAGTATTTTAATATCTTATTTGTTTGAAAAAATGAATGAATTAATTGATATTTATATAATATATTATATATATTTTTATAATGTATATTATCCATTTTATAAGATATATAACATGTATAAATAATTAAGCATGTTACTTCTACATATGATTCATATAATTTTAAATTATTTATAATATTTGTATTAAAACTTATAATTTCATTTAAAAAATTTGCATTTAATGTATGTAAATGTTTATCAATACCAAAAGTATGAAGCAATTCATGTAATAATACTTTTAAAAATTCTTCTTCTCTATATAATATTATAGTATTATTCTCCGAACACCCATAACAAAAACCTGTATTTACATTTTCAGAATTAAGAATTTGTTTATTATTAAAATTAATTGTTTTTTCTAATTTAGTTAGAAAAATATTTATATTACATTCATTCTTTAAACAAGACGGACCTACTATTTTTTTAACTAGACAAAATAAACTTAATATATTGTTTATGTAATATTTATATTTCATAAATTGATTTTTATTGTATGAAAAAATAGAAATATTTAATAGTAAATCGTCGACTTTATATATATAATTTATCAAATTTGTATTTTTATCAAATTTAAAAATATTATTTATAATATTTTCAGATAAAAACGTATTATCTCTCAAATGATTTATTTTTATATTTTGTATTTTTTTTGTAAAAAACTTATTATCTTCTATATAATTATATATTTTCTTTTTTATACATTTTATTTGAGA